GTTTGATGACTTTGAGAAAGCCGTATTGCGCGGCATCGCATCCGGCCTGAATGTCAGCTACACCAGCTTGTCGAATGATTTGACCGGCGTGTCATATTCATCCATCCGGCAAGGCACGATTGAAGAGCGCGACCATTACAAGACTTTGCAGTCGTTCTTCATCCAGCATTTTTGCGAACCAATCTTCCGCGCATGGCTGGAAGCCGCGATGACTGCTGGCAATGTGCCGTTGCCGATGACCAAGTTTGACAAGTTTTCAGACAATGTTCATTTCCGTGGGCGCGGGTTCGCATGGGTTGACCCACAGCGCGAAATCAATGCGAACATCACAGCCGTATCAAACGGCATTGTCAGCCTGTCAGATATCGCCGCGAACTATGGGCGCGATGTTGAAGATGTGTTTTCGCAGATACAAGCCGACAAAGAGATGGCAGAACGCTATGGCTTGAAACTTGCGTTTGAACCATTTGGTCAAAAACTGCCGGTTGAGGCAGATATTGATGGAGCCGAAAATGGCGACTGATTTTCCGACCAAAGGCGATGACAAAAAGATCAGCTTGCGGAACAGCAATTATCCGCAGTTTGATTATGACTTTGCGGCTGGCGTGAAGGAAAACAACAAAGAAGTTTGGGACACGGGCGGCAACATTCGCGGCAATGAAGCGTTCAACTTTTGGACAAAAGCACGCGATGGCGAAGAAACGCAAGGCACACTGGACTGGATAAAAGAGCGCGAAGCATGGGCGGCGCGTCACTTTGAGGATGGGGCGCAGTTCAAAGATGGTGACTTGGAGCCAAACAAATCAAACATCGGTGGCGTAGTAGCTCAGATGAAATGGGGTGTGATTGGCACGCTAGGCGAACAGCGCATGAAGGATGCCATGTTAGAACTCATCAAGAAGCTGGAAGGCAAGAAAGACGAGGAACGTGCCTTTTCAGATTTGAGCGATGAAGTGCAACAGGGCTTGCGAAACAAAGTTGATGAACACAATGAGGAATTTGGTGACGCAAAAACCAAGCGCACAAATGTCCGCACATTGGCGACAGTATTTGAACGCGGCATAGGCGCATATAAAACAAACCCAGCCAGTGTTCGCCCGAATGTTGGGTCGCCAGAGCAGTGGGCTTACGCGCGGGTCAATTCATTTTTGTTCGCTCTGAGGAACGGAAGGTTTCAGGGTGGCAAACATGACACAGATTTGTTACCCTTGGGGCATCCCCTATCAACGAAGGAACGGGACATGGCAGACTTGGAACAGAGACATATTCAGAACGTCGAGGAAACGGATGACGCTTATATCATCACGTTTGGCAAATCAATGCCGGAAACGGAAGAACGTCCGTATCACGACGAAGATGAAGACAAAGAAAATAAAGGCGACGATGAAAAAGATATGGAGCGTCTTGACCGCACAGATATGGTCAAGCGTTATCATTCATTCGACGCTGATCGTGCCGTTGATGAAGACACGCGCCGCGTCCGCATTGGTGTATCCAGTGAGGAACCTGTCGAGCGCGATTTCGGCATGGAAGTTATAGACCATTCACGCGAAAGCATGAATTTGGACTTTCTTAATTCTGGGCGTGCGCCGCTTTTGCTTGACCATGATATGACCAAGCAAATCGGTGTCGTCGAGACAGTTGAGATGGATGAAGATGCGCGTCGATTGCGTGCAGTTGTTCGCTTTGGAAAAGGCGAGGATGCTTCGGAAGTTTTCAACGATGTTCGTGACGGTATCCGTCAGAACATTTCAGTCGGCTATCGTATTGATGGTCGCGTCGAGCGTGAGGAAGATGATGATGAAATCGTCCGCGTCAGAACCACGCCGATGGAAATCTCGATTGTTTCAGTTCCGGCAGACCAGTCAAGTCTGGTCGGCGTTGGGCGGTCAGTTTCCGAACCTTTGCAATCATCAGTTACACAGGAGATTAAGATGACTGATACAACTGAAAATCAAGGCATTGATCTTGATGCAGTAAAGGCCGAAGCTGTCCGCACTGCACGCAAGAACGATTCCGAAATCTTGGCAATCGCCGCCAAGCACAACAAGCGTGACTTGGGCGAAACTGCCATTCGTGACGGACTGTCTGTTGACCAGTTCCGTGGCGCACTGCTGGACGTAATTGGCGACGACAAGCCGCTTGATGCCCCAGCAAACGTAATCGACGCACCCGTCAAAGAAACACGCAAGTATTCTTTGGGTCGTATGGTTAAAGCACAGGCCACTGGCGACTGGCGTGAAGCCGGTCTTGAGCGTGAAATCAATGACGAAATTACTCGTCAGGTTGGTCGCTCTGCCGAAGGCGTATATGTTCCTGACTTTGCATGGCAACAGCGTGGGCCACTCTCAACTGCCGCAACCGGCGGTTCTGGTGCCGAAGTTGTTTTCGATGATTTTGTACCTACGGAACACCGTGGCGATATGTTCATCGAAGCCCTGCGCGCTCGTCAGGTTCTTGGCGGTCTGGGAACCACATACCTGTCAGGTCTGACTGGTCGCATCAAAATGCCGAAACTAGCTACTGGCGCAAACGCCGCATTTGTCGAAGAACTCGCAGATGTTTCTGACGGTGCTGGCACAGACGGTGGCGTTACTCTGCAACCGCGCACAATGGGCGCATTTGTAGAAATGTCTCGTTTGCTGGTTATGGAAAGCGTCCCTGCCATTGAGCAAATCATCCGCAACGACCTGTTGGCATCTGCCGCAGACCGCACGGAGTTTTATGCAATCAATGGTTCGGGTTCCTCTGGTCAGCCCACTGGTATCCTGAACACATCAGGCATCAACAATCTGGACATCTCGTCTGGCACTGACGTTGACGCTCTGACATGGGCAGACATCATTGCTCTGGTCAAGCTGGTTGAGGAAGACAATGGCATCGTGAACAGCGCGGCGGCTGGCTTCTTGTCACACCCTGCTGTGAAAGCGAAATTGGCTTCAACTGCCAAAGTATCCAGCACGGACAGCGTTCAAATCTTGGATGCACCGTGGACGGAACTTTATGGTCAGCCGATTGAGTTCACGAGCAATGTGCCGACAACTCTGGATCCGGGCGATGGCGGCAATGACGCTTCTGCTCTGATTTATGGCGACTTCTCTCAGCTTATGATTGCTCAGTTCGGCGCACCGTCGATTCTGATTGATCCATACAGCAACAGCAAGTCCGGCACTATCCGTATGGTTCTGCACGCAGAACTGGACGTTGGTGTTCGTAACGCCGTTAGCTTTGCCAAGACCGATGAGGTCAGCATCGCCTAACTAGGTGTTTTGGAATTGGCGGGGCAGTCAGAGTGAGAAGGTTGGCTGTCCCGTCAAGACCTTTGAGGTGGTATTATGAAAGTTAAGATTTTACAGAAGTGCTTTGCCGGAACTGGTGGCAACCTTATGACCGGCGAAACTTATGATTTGGATGTCCGCACTGCGGAACGTCTTATTGCGAGAGGCTTGGCTACTAAGGTTAAGAAGGCCGCGCCGAAGAAAACCAATCGTGCAGTCGAGGGACTGGCAACACCGGAAGATGATTGATGGCTGTCGAAACCGCTACAGAACGGGCTATATTTTTTGAAGCAGATGACTTTGCTGTCACTGCCAGCTATACGCCATCGGGCGGTTCGGCCACAAACATTACCGGCATTTTTGACAACGAATATTTCGAGGCAGATGCCGGTGGTACGATAGGCATCGCAATTCAACAGCCGCGCTTTCAGTGTCAGACATCTGATGTTTCGTCTGCCGCAGAGGGTGACGCAATCACAATCAATTCGGTAGCGTACACAATCCGCATCGTGCAAGACGATGGCACCGGTGTCACAACGCTTGTTCTGGAGCAGAACTAATGGCGCACGTTAGGAAGTTAATCCGTGATAATATCACGACCACATTGACCGGCCTGACGACCACGGGAGCCAATGTTTTTCAAACGCGGTTTTTCCCATTGGAAGATACAAAACTTCCCGCGCTGTGTATTTACACCAAGTCGGAAGACACAGAATATTCGACAATGACCAAGCCGCGCACACAGATGCGTCAACTTGAGGTCAGTGTTGAAGCCTATGTCAAAGGGACTGCCAATCTGGATAATACGCTGGACACGATTGCGGTTGAGGTTGAAGAAGCATTGCAGACTGATTTGACACGCGGCGGCAATGCAAAGGATACGCAAGTCGTCAGCTTTGAAGCTGACTTCACACCGGATGGAGAGCAAACTGTGGGCGTTGGCAAGTTTACAGTCGCAGTGAGTTTTGCTACACTTGAGAACGATGTTGAAGGGGCGGTTTAAAATGAAGCGCGTCACAGTATATGATGAAGATGGTAATGCGGTAAACTGCTGGCCTGATACAGCAAAGAAACTTATTGCCAATGGGTATTCGGAAGAACCACCGAAAAAGGGCAAAAGTCGGAAGCCCAAAAAATCCGACGAGGTTGAAACTGAAGTTGATGAGGTCTAATCATGGCAACACACGCGGGATCGGAAGGCACTATCAAGGTGGGTTCAGCCACTTTGGGAGAAATACGCTCCTTCACCCTTGATATTAGCGGCGAAGTAATTGAGGACACCAGCATGGGCGATAGCTTTCGCTCATATAAGGCTGGTCTTGGTACATACACAGCATCGGTAGAATGTTTTTTTGACGAAACTGACACCGCGCAAAATGCGTTGGATGTTGGTTCATCTGTGACGCTGGAACTGTACCCAGAAGGCGCGGCGTCTGGCGACACATATTTCGCCGGCACAGTTATCGTGACTGGCAAATCAGTAACGTCATCTTTTGACGGTATGGTCGAAGTTGCGTTCACTGCACAAGGCACCGGCGGGATTACTGAAACAACTGTATAACTAGACAGACGGGGGTGGCACCATGTCTAAACTTGGCGAACAAATACGCGCAAACAAATCATCCACACGCACACGCATTGAAGTGGCAGAGTGGGGTGATGGTGAGCCGTTGGTTTTGTATGCTGGCGAATTGCTTTGCGGCGAGTTCAACAAACTGCAAAGAAAGCATCCAGACTTCCTAAACAATCAGACCATCGAAGCACTTGTCGATTTGATTATTATGAAGGCCGAAACGGATCAGGGCGATAAGGCTTTTGATTTGGATGATAAACCAATCTTGATGCGTCAGCCGTTGACGACTGTGACCAATGTTGCAAGTCAGTTGATGGGCAATCTTGACACCATCGAGGATGCGGAAAAAAACTAAAAAGCGATCAGTTTTTGTTCGTGATGTACGGGCTGGCTGATCGCTTAAACAAAACCATCGCAGAGATTGAATGTTTGCCATATAATGAATTAGTCGGCTGGCTGGCTTATTTGGAGTTTTTAGATGGCGCAGGAAAATCTTAATATTGTCATCAGGGCGTTTGACAAAACGTCTGCCGGATTTCGTAAGGTTCGGGATGGTCTTGGCGGTATTTCTAAAAGAGTTCTGAACGTCAAAACAGCCGTTGCCGGTCTTGGTGGCGCACTTGCATTGCGTCAGTTTTCACAACAGATTGACGATATAGCAAAGCAATCTGACCGGCTTGGCATCACAGTCGCACAGCTTCAATCTTTGCAGTTCGCCGCATCGCAGACAGGTACGGACGCTGGGGAACTGAAAAAGGGCTTTGAAAAATTTAATAAATCCATTTCCGAAGCATCAACCGGCATCGGAACAGGTGTTCGCGCCTTTGAGATGTTGGGTGTGTCAGTTACCAACACCGATGGGTCATTAAAAAACAGCAATCAATTATTGAATGAAGTCGCTGACGGGTTTACTGGGGTGCAAGACCCAGCAGACAGGGTTCGGATTGCGATGGATTTATTTGGTCGTTCCGGTGCTGGAATGGTCAATATGTTGCAGAACGGTTCAGAAGAACTCAACGCAATACGAGATCAATTTAGCGACTTGACCATTGAACTGACGGGGGAACAAGCAAAAGCAGTCGAGGAAGCAAACGACAGATTTGATGCGTTGGGGCGCACATTCACATCCATCGGGCATCAAATAACATCTGTAATGATGCCAGCACTGGCGGCTATAGCAACATTCTTGACAGTCAATATTCTCAAGGCAGTTGCAAAAGCAATTTCCGCTATGCGCGGGTTGGCAAATGTATTTATTGACACCATCAACCTTATTTCTGGAAGACTGTTCGAGGATATAGAAAAATCAACGCTTGGTGAGGAAACGGAAAAAAGGTTGCTTGAAATTGTGGACGCTTTTAACACTTTGCCTGAGTCAATAACTTCAGCGACTGAGGGCATCAACAGCAGTACCAATGCTATTGATCGACAGGAAACCACACTGCAAAAAGCAAAAAAAGCATTTGATGACTACGCAGAGGCGGCACAAGACGTTCAAACTAATCTTGCCAATGCCGCATTGCGCGGCGTTAAAAGTCTGGAAGATGCGTTGGTAGGTGTCGTGACCGGCGCGACAAATGCGAAAGATGCTTTCCGGTCAATGGCACAATCCATCGTTGCTGACCTTGCGCGGATGGCTATTCAAAAGGCAATCACCGGCCCAATCGCATCGGCGTTTCCGAGTATCTTCAAAGCAATAGGTGGCCCAGTACAGCGCGGTAGACCCGTGACCGTGGGTGAGCGCGGCCCAGAATTATTCGTGCCATCATCGTCTGGGTCTATCGTAAGCAACAAAAATTTAGCGGGTGCTGGCGGCGTAACAGTCAACCAGACCATCAACGTCACCACGGGCGTCCAACAAACTGTTCGATCAGAGATTGTGAACTTGATGCCGCAGATTGCTAACGCAACGAAAGCGGCTGTGGCTGATAGTCGTTTGCGCGGCGGGTCATTCAGTAAAGCGTTTGGGGGTTAATCATGGCAATCAGTTATCCGCTATCAACGCCGACCAATAAGACAGTCGCAGAGATTACGTTGATTGCCAGAAACGTGGTTGGTGTTTCGACATCGCCATTCACGTTCAAGCAACAGACATATCAGTTTGCCGGTCAACGCTGGGAAGCCGACATAAAACTGCCGCCGATGCAACGTGTGAACGCCGAAGAATGGGTGACGTTTTTGACCAGCCTATATGGGCAAAAAGGCACGTTCTTGCTGGGTGATCCGCTAGGCGGTACAGCGCAGGGTTCGGCATCGACAGCCGCAGGGACGCCGGTGGTTAACGGCGCAAGTCAGACCGGCGGCACACTAGCGATTGATGGCTTGCCGGCAAGTGCCACGAACTATCTTAAGGCGGGTGATTATATCCAGCTTGGTTCTGCCGCAACAGCACAGCTTTACAAGGTGCTGACAGATGCCAGCAGTAATGGTTCCGGCGAAGCCACGCTGGATATCTGGCCTGATTTGCGCTCATCACCGGCTGATGGCGCGACAGTGGTAGTGGCAAATGCCAAGGGCGTGTTTCGGTTGAATGACAACGCAAGCAGTTGGAACATCAACAATATGGGTCTGTACGGCATAGCGTTTGGCGCGGTGGAAAGCCTATGAGCCGGAACCTAACAACAGCAGTCCAGAACCAACTTGCGGCATCTGAATTAGAGCCGTTTTTTGCTATCAAGCTGGGATTCGATAGCGGAGATGTTCGGGTGTGGACTGGATACAATGACATCACAATCGCCTCTGAAACGTACATAGGCGGTGGTCAGTTGCTTTCTATATCTCCGATTGAGGAGACTGTTGAGATTGCCGCCAGAGGTGTCAACCTTGCGTTAAATGGCATTAACAGCAGTCTGGTGTCTGTTGCATTGACCGAAAGCTATCAAGGCCGGTCTGCCAAAGTTTATCTGGGCGTGATATCATCCGGTGCGGTAGTGGCAGATCCTTATCTTGTTTTTGATGGTCGCATGGATGTGATGACCATTGAGGATGCCGGTGATACGGCGAACATTAGCTTGTCAGCCGAAAGCCGATTGATTGACTTGGAGCGTGCTAGAGTGCGCCGGTACACTGACAACGACCAGCAAAACCAATTCGCTGGAGATACGGCACTGCGCTTTGTTGCCAGCTTGCAAGATAAAGAGATCGCTTGGGGTAGTGGTAAAGATGACAATGATTTTGTGGTTGGAGGTTTCGCGCTGGCGGGACACCGCATGGGACTTCCGTAATGTCTAGAATCATCGGATGGGAAAAGAACCTGAACGAAACGATTGAAGCATATCGTTCAGAGCCATTTAAGTGGGGTTCAAACGATTGCTTTACATTCGCTGTCAGATGCGAAGAAGCAATCTGCGGCAAGACGCGCTTTCCAGAATTATATAAAGCCGAATACACGAACCAGTTTGGCTCGATGCGTGCGTTTATGCGCGAAGGGTACTATGGCATGATTGACTGCCTTCATCAGCGTTTAGATGAGATTGACATGGCTATCGCCCAGCGCGGAGATTGGGCGGCTGTTGGAACACCAGACGGATTAGCAATCGGCGTAGTGACTGGCGATAAAAT